GTCAGGCATAATAGCAGACGGCTTGAAGACCACGCGATACTGATAGACACTCACGTTGGCATTTTCCAACTGTTCTACGAAGTAAGTCACGTTATCCGAAATGCCAAGAAAATGCTTCTTGTATTCCGTCGGACTCGTCTTACATGTCACTTCAAGTTGATTGTCCTGATTGTCCTTCTTGATAGAACACCGACCCTCAATAGTCAGCATATAGTTATCGGTGATACCATTGTAGAAGATGATACGCCGATTAATCTCAAAATAGTCCGCAGCCTTAGAGATGTTCTGTGATGCCATTTCAGCATCCGTACATGCACCAAGACCGAGAGCAACACCAACAATACCAAGAGTAGAAAGAACACGCTTCATCATTTCATTATTCCTCAATTGCATCAATACGAAAAAAGTCACCAGGCTCTACACTCAGAGTCCTGTCTAGATCCTTGCTGCCGTCTGCATTCCAAGACCGAACACGGATCTTTTTAACACCAGCAGGAACACGCCACGAAGCAGAGTTCTTGCCAGATGCATTAGCAACACCGATAAAAGGCAGAGCAGCAAGCCCTGCAAGTAACCAACGTTTATTCATCATCTTCAACCTTTCCAAAATCAACACGCTCAGAGTAGTAACCGTTGGACTCACCCAACCAACGCAGGGTTACGGAACCCTTGATGGTCGCAAACTTGTAGAATGTCCAAGTGTAGGAATCTTGCCGTTCGTCTTCTTCCCAGGCATCTTGGGTTTCACCAGTCACTTCCTCGGCCTGCAAGATTGGCGAGCCTACAAGATCATTGAGGTCGCCATCAATGTCCTCGATTCGCACATACTCACAACAATCCTGTGAATGATACATGATGTAGCGGTCACCATTGTCCATGGTGAACAGCAATTCGTCATCACCATTCTGTTGTAGATTGGTGATGGTGCGATGCATCAAAACAGAAACGTCAACTTCAGGATAATCGCGATACATTACTTTACCTTCTCAATCTTGGCACCGCGAAAGAACATGCCGATTACGATTACTGCAAGCCAATTCCAAAAACTATATTCAAGCATCTCGATATCACCGAACAACTGGTTCCAAGACCAGATTGTAGCAATCGGCCCAAAGATGATGATAATCACACCAAGCCCAATCAAGCCAGCACCCGCCATAATCTTTTTACTACTAGTCATTTATATCTCCTTACCTAACAAGACTTGTAACGTCAACATTATCCATTGAATCCCACTCGGAGTCAATAGAAAAAGAACTGGAACTGAAATCTTTCTGAAGAGGCATCATGTCCAGTTCCTGTAGAAGCTTCTCTTCTACAGAGACCTTAGGCTTCTTGACGACTGCGTTTTTGACCTTTGCAATCTTCTCTGGCTTGCTCTTGGACGCTTTAGGAGCAGCCTTGGCAGCTTTCTTAGCACCAGCCTTAGTCATTCCCTTATAGACATAGGACACGACCCTCCGACCATCCTTGTTGGTTTCAAACTGGTGACCGTCTCTCTTCAGAAAGCACACATACTTGGACGTATATCCAGTTGTACCCACATACTGATCTACCTCAGAGGGCGTCACAATGATCTGTCGCTCGAAAAGTTCAAGTGCAACAAATTCAGGTCTCTTACCGTGCTTACTCGCTTGTGGCATACTTCATCTCTCCATTCTCGTTAAACGTGTAGCCATAATAGTGGTTCTGTATCTGATCGATGATGCTATCTACATCACGTTCAGAGGCGCCGTACATCTGAGTGCAGACATACGAGTAAACATTTGCACGAGGAAGACCAAGTTCCATAGCAGTCCACACGTGCGATTCCATTTCCATCAACCAGTCCTTGACCTTAGCCATTCGACTTAATCTCCATCCATTCAACCAAAAGAGATACGGCTTCCTTGCGCGGGACATCAAATACCCGTTCGATATAGGGCGCAGCACCAAACATGTTGGTGATACCTGATTGCCGCAGAGCTTCAAGATAGTCAAAAACTCGGATCTTGTCAACAGTCATGTATATCTCCTTAGTCGCAAGAGTTATAACGAGAAGTGTGAACAGTCAAATCGGAAGAGACACTAGCAGAACCCATGTAACCCCAACCCCACACACCTTCCCACCAATTAACAAAGTCTTTTGCTTCCTTGAGAGAGCGGAAACCGCTGTATACAGAATTTGTCTTTCGACCATCATCATTTTCATTAATGAGAAGTTCAAGAGACTTGTCGAAGCTAGTGCTAGACTTGAAAGAACGAGCAACCATTATGCGAACTCCGTGTTGACTATGAGAGTGTTATACAGGAAGTTAGGGCCGCTGTCAAGCGGCCTTAGGAAAATGCTTCTCGGCCTGAAGCCACACTTCATGTTCGTTGACTTCAGCAACGTCTACGCGCTCACAGTTGCGTGCCCAGACCCACACGACATCCTTGTGAGCATCGACCACTTTGCCGTTGGGAAGAGCTTTCTTGTACATGACATCAGAAGTTGCAATGCCAAGCTTGTTTTCAACAGAAGCGCGATAGCCCATGCCATAGCTAGCCTTGATCACGGCGATCACCTTGCCTTCAGTACCCTTGGCAGTCTTACCGCGAGTAACCTTTGCAACGCAACCCTTCTCAATCTGCTTTGCATTGTGCTTTGCGTCTTCAAGCATACGATCAAACTGCTTGCTTACGCGATAGTGGCGATACGCTTCCTTGACTTCAGGAGTGGCGTCCACAGTCGCAGAAACCTTGTCACCCCACATCCAGTTGTAGTCGCAAGTGTCGAGCCAAACGTCTACGGGCTTGGACTGTTCAGCGTCCCAGTAGACAGCGTACTTCTCAGAACCCCAAATGTCAGACATGATACGAACAGAGCGTGTACCAGTCTCAAGAACACAACCGTGAGCGAGAGTTTCGGGATAAGCTTCAGCAACCTTGGTGTACTTTCCGTCGACCATTTCGTACTTCTCAGAAACCATGCGAGTGATAGCCATTCAGTAGTCTCCTCTGTGTCGTTGTTGAGAAGAATATACTGCAAACGGAAATCATTTGCAAGAGAAATCTTCAAAAAAGATGGTCGAGCTAAATCAAAGACTTAGCGTCTGGTATAGAAATCGTCTACGGCATCAGCCTCAGTTTCATGCTCTACCCATGCCTTTTTCCAGTTGCGGATCGGGCGCCTTTTCTGACCTTTTCTAAGATCAGAATATTCTTCATCGTCATAATCTTCATGATTTCCATACTGGTTCTTTTTGTACTTCATGCTAATAAGACCTTGCGAGGTTCAAACCTTTCTTGTTAAACTTGTCACGCCATTTAAGAAACGAAGAGCCGTGACCTATCCCTTCGTTATTGATGTATTGATAATGGTGCACCATTTCGTGCGCCAAGATTTCAATAAAAAACTTTTTTGATTTATATCGTTTGCTCATGAGCAACTTGCAGGTACCGTTTGATCGTCTTTCATCATAGTCATAGTATGCATAAGCACCACGGCGCCAGCGAATGTCGATTTCATTAATTTGTGGGAGGTTGTTTTCAAAGAGTTCGCGATTGAGGACTTTGAACCATTCTTGGCAGTCCTCAATCGTTGTTTCGTATATTGATTCACAGTCTTCGCTCATAATTTTTTCTAGCTTTGTTCTGCGCTTTCTTTTTGCCATTTCGATCCTTGTGAAACAGCATAACAAAGATCAATCAAATATCAGGTAGCATTCCAGGAAAAGCTTCTTGTACTATCTTATATGTTAGTCCTTTTATTGGCAGCTTTTTCATTAGCATACCAGAAAGTATGTCAGCTTCTTTTGCTTCTAGTGCTTCTAACATTTGAATCAAAAGATACTTCTTTCTGTCTAAAGTCAAACCGCTTGCAACTCTTGGATTATCTTCTTCAAACAGATACACTCGACTTAGCTCTTGATGAATTGATGTATAGCTCAATCCAGGTGGATCATCAGACTTTTTATATTCGGGGATATCGTTAAAGACATATTTGATTTGTGGATGAAATGTGCCACGAAGCACAGCATCCAGTGCATAGCCACTATTCTTTCTCAGAACATCTATCTTGGCTTCACGAGTGGGTGCATTGACGAAATCATCAAACACCTCATAAATATTTTTCTTACTCATTAAAACTCCTGTATAACATCAAATAGGTTCTTCAGACCTTTTTCTGCGAAATAGTTGACCAGATTAGACCTGCTTGCCACTTTGATGTTATCATAACAGTCCACAATCTGACTCTTGATCGTCTCAGGAATATAGTCAAGATCAACCAGCATCTGATTTCTCTTGTAGTTTCGCAGCATGATTTCAGTGGTGCAAAACTCTTCAGGAGACTTGTTAAGCCATTCATTAAGCTTCTTTGTATTTATGACTTTTTGTCTTTCACCAAGAGCAAAGACATTATCTGCCGATAAAAAATTTGGTACACCATCACCACGATCACCTCGAATGATATGCTCTTTAACATACTTGTATGGATCATCAGTCTCAACATAACGCTTGAGAATAGGATTGTACTGCTTCACATTGGCATACTTCTGAAGCTGAACGAAGTCTTTATCTGAAGATAGAATTAGCACCTCTTCATGTGGTGCTTTTCGTGCAGCCAGCACACCGATAACATCATCAGCTTCTGCACCTTCAACATCAATTACCTTGTATGGAAAGTGTAGCTTCAACTCTTCACGGATTTTGTTGAGTGTTTCAAAGATCAAAGTCCAGTCAAAACCAGACTCTTCACGAGCCTTCTTTCTGTTTGCTTTATAAAGTGGAAAAACATCGCGGCGCCAAAATCTCTTGTTGTCACATGCGATGATGACTTCACCATACTTCTCTTTGAACTGAGTAATGTGTGAGCGAAGACTGTTGAGTACCATGTGCCGAATGAGATTTTCATCAAGCTTCATTTTTGGATTAGAGTTGATCTGCTGCATGAGATTTGAGATCAACACCTGATTTAGGTCAATCAGAATTGCCATAATAACTTCCTTTGTAAACTATACTATTATATAGTTCTCATTCTGTTTTGTCGAGTACCTGATCTTTTTCGACCATGTTTTGCAGCACGATTTCTTGCATTTCAATTGGATCATCAATTACAATATTACCACTGTCATCCTTCTTCACAATCGAAACATGCTTATCAATAAAGTCATGAAGTGTATGATCTACATTCATCGCGCGATAGATTGTTGATCGAATTGCATCTATAGAAAATGTGAAGTCACGTTCGAAGTGTTTACCGTCTTGATCAACACCGTAAGAGTCCAAAAGCACAACCAAGTTTTCAATAATGTCATTTACAACATCCTCAGCATAGTTTTGTCTGCCTCGCTCTCGGTGCTTTTCTATTTCATCTATGTTTGGAGGAACTTCACGAACGATCTTGTCCTTGGGGAATTGAAATACGTTGTCTGTCATTTAATGATCCTTAGAAGAACTGTCTCATTATTTATGCGACCACTTGCTTCTTTGGACTTGCACTTGATTTCGTCCATGAACTTGCGAAGAACGACCTTACCACCATCAAGAAGCTTCTTCAACTGAATTTCAGGCTTGCGAAGTCTCTTGACGATGGAAGTCTTCTCATCGTAGCCAATTACCGTGCAGCCCTTGATGCCAAGTCCAGCAGGACCCATAGCATTGTAAACAGATAGAGTTCGATATTTGGTATTGAACACCCAAAGCTGATTGCATCCAATGATCTGTTTCGGATCGACTGAAATAACATTGTGTGTTTCATCTTTTTCCTTATACTTGAGTTTAGCAACCTGAGCGGATGCAGGCTTGACCTTTTTCTTACGAGGCTTGCGTTCAACTTTTGCTACGACTGCACGAGTTTCAGCGGCAGACACAATAGACTTGATAAACTCTACATAAGCTTTCAGCTTCGGCTTAGTGTAGTGAGAGTATGCTTCACGCAAATCAGGCACCTTACCCGAAAGAGCATCAAAGAGTTCAGAATAGAGAGGCTTGTAATAGTCTGCAATGTATTGTGCAACAGCAGGCTTCACATCATTCTGAGAGAGCCAATCGGACGCCTTGAACTGAGTGCCATCACGATAGAACACATCAATCTGTTCTTCAATGTTGGCGATCAGGTCATTGGCGCGATTGGCTACACGCTCTTGAATAGAGATTACTTGCTTTGCGACTTCTTCTTTTTTGGTGCCGACTTCTTCTTCGGCTTCGGCGCCACCTGTGTCTCTTCCTCGATCACTGGTGTTGGCTTCATCGGCAAGGGCACGGATTCGCGCTTCGTTTCGCTCTTTGATGCCATCTGGGAGGTTACCACCCAGTAACAATATGCGACAATTCCAACCATTAGTGCGGCAGCGACTATCATCAATTCTGTTTGCATTTTTAATTAGATCCTTTTCTGTCTTATGAAATTCTTTCAAATATTCAATGACCCACTCTTTAGCCTGAGCGGAGTCGTAAAAGTAGTTATACCAATTGTAGGCTAAGATGATATCTGAATTCGAAACTTCGCCGCGCAGATCGGGTTCAGCGCCCATGTGCTTCTCATCTGCAAACTTACCGCGGATTGCTTTCGGTTTCTTGGACATATTTTTCCTTTAACGAGTTGAAGTCCCAATCTTTGAAGTCTCGGATGACGCAAATCCCGTCTTCGAGATATGCGTATTGTAGCGCAATTTGCTCTGCGTTGTCAATAGCTTCAAATTCATCAAGGAAAACAACGGCTTGACCAAAGAAGTCAATCATTGATTGTGGGTCACCTTGCCAATGTAGACTCTCATCTGAGAATTCACCATAAATTTCGTCTATGTTCTGACCATACGCAACCCTGTACTCTGGACCTTTAGTCTCTAAAATATACACGCCATTATCTGCTGACATTATTCAATCTCATACTCATCAAATTTCTTTTCTTGCATAGTCTTTTGTTTCCAGTGTTTGCGAGGATTACCGCACACATAACAAGAGCAGGGCTTTCGCGTTTCGGCCATTCTCTTTTGATGCTGTTCCTTGTGTTCTTCACCTGAGAACCAATTTTTATACCAAAAAAACTTCTTGACCTTATTCAGCATTCTATCATGATGATGCCTACGTTCAGCCCTGCCCTTAGACATTAGTTCTTCCTTCTGTTGCGTGCCTTTCGCTTCTTTGAACCGATCTTACGACGACCCTTTCGAGGTCTATTCTTATGTGGATGCGACATTCTCTACTCCTATAT